TATGCAAGAAACGTATTACTTGAATTGCTATCACTCAAATACGTCGGTGCAGCGTAATACAACATCCTGGCCGTATAAGCAGTGTCTGGAATAGGAGCAAACTGAAACTCACTTGCAAGAATCGTATAAAACACAGGAATTCCAGATTCTGATGTGCGTGCGTTCCTAAAGAAAGCAGATGGGCTTTGATAGTTAATCGTCGAAGTAGGACTACCATCAAAGTGAATGTCCCTGAGTTGCAGGAAATCAGATGGCAGAGCAACCGTTGAGTCACCCGCAGTAGTGGTAGTAGTAACCACCTTCAGCATCTGACGGATACGCAGTTCTCGACGCAGACGATCCTCGGCAAGACGAATGAAGTCTGGAATGGCAGAAGTGAGATCAGACCGTGCCAGATAGTTGGCAACGGTTGTTTTCAAGTCACTGTAGTTAGTTAGGGCCATTATTAAATTCCTTAAGCGTTTCGTCTTCTACGTCAGCCCAACGATGTTCCCGCGCTCCAACGTGCCCAATGTGCATCGACAATTCGTGGTCAACATAAGTGTCGTGTCCAGCATCAAAAGCCTTAATGCAGAAATGGACATCCTCGCCAATGATTCCATTGGCTCCCCACGGAGCATCAAACCAGGGCTTAGGAATCGACTCAAACACTTCCTTGCGAATCAATACAGCACCAAATCCAATCGCAGTAACCTTCTCAATTCCTTCTTTGCCGCGACTATCAATCTTTTCCCACCAGTGGGATTTATTTCCGTCCTTCTCTTCGATATGCAGATTTAGTGCAGTAGGAAGAATCGGAGGGCGACGAGTAGTAGCATTAACTCCAACAATTCCTACTTCTCGGCTAAGAAGGATGTTCACCATATCCTTTGGGAATCTCATGTCGCTATCAATGAACAGAACTGCATCGCAGCCCTCGCTCAGAGCAACATCTACAAGTTTTTCACGCTGATCAAAAATCAGTGTTCCGGCCATCGTATACATCATCAAACCATGCCCTTCTTGTGAGCATCGAGTCTTTACGTCGTAGGCAACCATCTTTGCAAAATCAAACGCAAAACTGGTCATAACTTCATCGCGGCAGGGTACGCAAACTCCGACTTTCATAGGTTTCCTTTGTAAGTTTTACAAGCAATGCCAATTTCAGTAGTGTTCAGCCACTTTGCAAATGCAGTTTCATCCATAATCGCAAATCCACGCATCACACCCATTTTATTCAGTTCGTCAATGACAGTGTGCGGAATGCGAGCTACATGGTGCATATCCCTTACAAATCCAGTTCGTTGTTTGTCTGCATCTAAGTCAATCTTGTTTTGTTCAAGAATGTTTGAAATATCCTGAGAAGTCTCAATCACTACCTTGTCATCTAAGGCGTGAAACTTCTGTACTCTTGTCCCATCGTTAAAGATGATCTTTGACATTTAATCCTCACAAAAATGGGGAGAAGTTTCCTCCTCCCCACCTCTACATCATCACAGAGCCATATTCAAGTCAGCGATAAGTGCGTGAGCAGCTTCATTCTTGACCTCAAGCGTAGCTTCAACCAACAACTGAGTCTTGTCGCTATCGCCAGCCTTAGCCAGTTCGTTAGTCTGGAACGGACGCAGATATGCAACAGCAGCGTACTCAGGATCAAGCACAAAAGCATCACGAGCGCGCATAAAGCGGTTCGGCACAATAGACAGCATACCGAAGTCGCTCATATACACGTCAGCAGCACCAATAATGGTAGTCGGCATATCAGCAGGGGCAGCAAAACGCTGTGCAGCGATACCAGCGAACGACGAGACCTTTTGCTTACCAGTCGGGCCAACCATCAGCACCTTCGGGTTGCCACCAGAAGTGAACACGTTAGCAACAGCGGCTTGCAACAGTGCTTCGGTGAAAGTACGCTGAGTACCATCGGTACGAGTCGAGACACCGATAGTGGTCGGGTTGTTGGAAGATGTAACAACACTGGTGTTGGTAGTGAGCCACGACAGCAAACCTGCCATCTTACGAGCCGTCGAGTTCGACGAACCAGCCGAACGACCTTGGTTAGACAACAGGATGGTTTCCAGATCGCGCTTGATTTCAGCCGAAGCCTTGGCGAGTTGGTAAGCCTTTTCCGACTTGCGGCCAGCCTTGTTAACCGTATCCAGAGTGCCAGAGACCTTGATGGTCTTTTGCAGGATCTGGGTATAGTTACCGAGACGAACAGTCGGGGTCAGGGTAGCGTCCGAAGCGTCAGCACCTTCAACAGCAGCGTTGTTGGTAGTAGCAGCGGCCAGGCTGTCGGTCTGCCATTCGTGATAAACAGCGGTAGCCTTGGTCTTGCCAATCGACGATTGGAACGGAGTTTCCGTCGGGGAGATGTTAGCAATAACATCGCTTAGGTCTTCACGCTGACCAATAGCGTCTTGAGCATTATAAATAGCCATGATTTTATCCTTTACAAAAATCGTTCAAAAATAGCGGCAGCGTCAGAAACCTTTCCAGATTGACGTAGACGAGCCTTATCTCTTTTAAGTCCATCTGCTTCGGAAGATTTGGCTTTAGTAACGCCAGGCTTCAGAATCTTTGGAGCCTCGGAAACCTTTTTAGTTACCTGTGGCTTAGATTGCATGAGCTTGTCGTACTGCATCGCCTTATAAAGCACTTGTACGTGTCGCGAGTCATACACTTGTGAGAGTTCTTCATCGGAATACCCAAGACCATTCGCAAACTTACGCAAATCGGTTCGGATAGCTTGGCCACGTTCTTGATCAGCGAACTCCGGTAAAGCCTGTGACAGCTTTGCCATCTCATTCTGGACAAACTGGCTTAGGTTTTGCTGATACTCCGCTTGTTGCTGTTGAGCAATGCGTTGTTGTTCAGCACGAACCGCATACAGTTGCTTTTCCTTCTGAGAGAGTTCTGCGACCTTTACGGCATAGCCAATAGGGTCAATGTCTTTAAGACTTTCCAAGTCATCCTCGGGCTGCTGTTGCGCCAGGAATTGTTCGATGGCTTGCAACCTTTGGGCGTACGCATCTCGCAGTTGTCGCGACTCCTCAATCGCACCACGTTCAGCCTCGATAGCCTTACGTTGTTCAGCGATTTCTTGAGTCTTCTTGGTGTAATCAGCACCTAGTTGATAAGACTTCACCAGATCATCAAGGGTCACATCCTTTTCTTCGCCTGCCGCTTTGATACGGTAGACAGGTTGTTCCTCTTCTTCATCGGAGTCTTCAACGTAGTCAGATTCATCATCAGAATCTTCTTGGGCCTCAATTTCCTCGGATTCATCCGGTTCGTTAACTTGCTCTTGCGAGGGTTCGCCACCGTCCATCAACGAGAGAAATCGGCTTGCAGCGTCATTTACCGTCAGTTCGCCACTTCCCGATTCGGGAGTCATGGTGTTTTCCATTTATCTTCCTTTTTCCAGATTCGTCTGGAGACGTTTACTAGCAATATGCTAGAAAATCTTTAATCGCTTGCGCTCAATTTCTTGTTGGTGTGCAAGTGATTCAATTTGTGCTTTGAATTCACGGATTGAACATAGTTTCGTGTATGCAGAATTGCGAGTATCGAAGTCGAATTCATTTGAATTTGCCCATCTATTCATTTCACGAGATTCCATATCATTAAAAATCTCTTGAAACATTGGGTCAAGCAACAGATTCTTAGCCCAATCGCATTTATTCATGGCTAACCCTTAATAAGTGAGTTAATTGTATCAATTGCCTTCAATACTGTATCAGATTGAGCCACATCAGCATTACCGTTAGCCACAGCGGCTTCCAGTTCCAATTTAATCTGCTTCAAGGCTAGTTCTGCTTCCTTAATTCGGATAGTGGCAGCATCATTCTGTGCCTTCATCGTCATCTCAGCCGACTTGCGAGTAATCTCCAATTGCATCTGCTCGCGGTCTAGTTGCACCTTGGCAGCATCAGTCTGTGCGCGGAGTTGATTCTTCTCGCGTTCCACCTGTGCCAGCAGTTGTGCAGCTTGAGTATTCGGATCAGGTTGCTGTTGAGCGGCTTGTTGCTCCAGCATCGCGTCTGTCTCTGGAGTTACCGGCTTAAAGTAAGAGTCCACATCCTTGATACCAGCGGCCTCGACCATCTTCGACAGGGTGTTGCGGTACTGGGAAACAGATACCAGCGGATTAGCGGGGCCGAATCCCTTGAGGATTTCTTCTTGCTTCGCCAGAACCATCTGCAACATGGCAAGTTGTTCGTTGCGATTTCCATTGCCAAGCCCGACGTTGACAGTTACGTCATACGAGCTCTTCCAGGTACGCGGGTCATAAGGTATATATTTGCCCCTGAGACGCAGAATGCGGGGCTTATCAGAGTATTTGGATGATAGGTATAGGATGCCTTTGAAAAGGCTCTTAACGCCCGTCTCAGCGAATGTGCGAGCAATTAGTTCTAGCTTTCCTTGCGCCTGAGTAGTCATCGCGGCTACAGCAGTAGCAGTGACGTTTTGCAGGATGTCAGGATTAAGCCCTTGCTGTGCGTCAGATACGCCAGTGCGCTTTGCCTGTACTCCGTCGATGTACTCCATCATCGGGAATGTCTGGCTAGCAATAGACTGGACAGCCAGCGATTGCACAGCACCGGCACTCTTGACGCGTACAACACCACCAGGCGTAGTGGTCAGCAGATCGTCCAGATTAACTTGCCCGTCGATAGCAACCATACGGTTGTTGTTCGTCAGGTAGAGGTTGTCCAGCATCTGGCGAGTCAGCGTGGTCTTGATGAGTTGTAGGTCGGTAGCGCGATCAGCAAGCGATTGACCGTAGAACTTGTGCGGAATCGGCAGCGGACAAATTGAGTGGAACGGAACGAAGTCACACTCTTCTTTGCTCAGGATTTCGTTGCCAGCGTAGAAAATCTTGTAGCGATGGGTAAGGCCAATGTCGGACTCTTCCTCCATCTGCGGCTGGTCATCCCACTCTTCGCCATAGGACTCTTGATAGTCTTCCTCGGCATACTTTTCACCCGTGACTACATAGCACTCGAACACCTCGACTTCCTGCATATCGAAGTCAAGCGACTGCATATCGTGCGGCTGCTCACCCTGCGAGAATCGTGCTACACGCTCAGGCGTAAAAGAGAGAGCGTCATTGCTAGGTAGCCCACTAACAACGTCTCTGTCGAAACCCATAGCCACAAGTTCGCCACGCGTAACCAGACGACGGTGAGCAACGAAAGGACTGTCCTGTACGTTCCTAGCACGCTTCGAGATAAGAAACTCCTCGGGCGGGACATTCTCAATCTTGACAGTACCGAATTCATTTTTACGCTCCACCTGCACAGTGTGCTTACGAACGACCATCCCATAAGGATCAATCATCTCTTGCGTGTCCTGAGCAACGACTTCTAGCGTGCCATCCGACATCAGCATCACCAGTTCATCGTCAGTCAAGTCACGGTATGTCTCTTTATTAATATCAACCTTGGTATCCCAGTAGGTCTTTACGATGCCAACCTTTTGCAGCAGTGCATCGAAGAACCAGTTACGCAGAATGATGAATCCTTCGTTGTCACGATTCAGCACCCAGTTGCAATACTCAGTAGCCTGTTTGGCAGCCTCTTCATCACCAGGCGATACCGGATCGAATCGCACGACCTCTTCGCCAGTGAACACGCGCATGAGTTGCGGCAGAGCGCCATCAATTACCTCTGCAACCTCACCCGTGACAATCTGCGAGCGACCTTCTAGTTCGTTGCCATAGGGATCGCGCAGATACGCAGACAGAGCCTGTCTACGCTGTTCAGTAGTCTCAGACTCCAGATAACCAATTGCGCCATCAATCTCTGATTCGATTAGCGACTTGAGTGCATATGTATTCATTAAACCACCCACGAAGAATTTATATTTAGAGGCTTATCCCAAGTGGAAGTGCCTTCGTTCAATCCTATTGCCAAATATCTAAATGCGTCAGCAGAGTGACTAGACCAGTCATGTAACGGCTTATCATAAAACACAGCACGTTTATCGTCATATTCTCGCCGATAGTTTCGCAGTGCGTCTAGTCCATGTTTTGTCTTATCAATTTCAAACCAGCAGCGTGGCAATAACTGGCGTACTGCTTGAATACCATCAGCAACAGATAATCTCGGCGCGACAGTTACATCGAGTCCTGCTTCTATCAGCACCTCTTTACGACTCTTGCCAGTGCCAAGTTCGCGTACCTCTACGTCATGCGGCAGGATCTGCGATGCCTTGTGGTAGTTGTTGTCTTGCAACCACTCAAAGTAATGCTCAAGTCCGACTCCGTGGTTCTCGTGGTAGTCGATTAGTCTGACCTCTTTAGAAGCGATTTGAGCCACCCAAATTGATGTACTGTCACTTATCCCTAAGTCCCATGCACAGAACGTCTTAGCGAGGCTCTCATGAGGTATACGGCATATTCTC